GAACATCAGGTTGGGCAACAAATAATATGTTTGCTAATACAGGTGTAACATTAAACGATAATAGTATGTGGACTTATGTAGGAACTAATCCGGCAGTAATAGCATATCAGGCTGAAATTGGAACAAATGATTATAGTGCCACTAATAAATTATTAACTATGGTTGGTGGAACTAATACAGCGGGTGATACGGGCACTTATTTTGATAATTGTAATAGCACTAGTAGAATCATTATACCTTCTGCGACAATTCCAACAGCATTAGGATTCTTTGGAAATAATAGAACATCATCAACTGTATTTAATGTTTGGAATAAAGGAGTTAAATTATCAACAAAAACTGCTACTAATACTAGCACATTACCATCGGATAAGTTCCAATTCCCTGTTGATGGAGCAACATTAGTTCAATATAGCTCAAGAAGACATCAATTTGATATTATAGGAAAAGGATTTAACGATACTGAAGCCGTGGCATTATCAACAATTATAAACACATTCCAAACATCATTAGGAAGAAATGTATATTAAAAAGATATGAAAGTAGTATTATTAACAGAACCAGAAAAAAATAGTTTAGTTGGACAATTAGTTCAACCAAATTGGTATTTTAATCCAGTATTAGATTGTAATAATAATTGGATTATATCAACAGAAGAAGTTGAAAGTTCAATTTATCCTGAACACGAATGGATTAAATCTATGCCATTAATTGATTGGTGTGCCCCTGAAAGACCACCATTTGAACCAATAAACTAATATGTATTTGGTTGATGGGATTGCCTTTGATGAATATTATGTTGAAAGTGTTTTATTAAACCTTATCAGTTGTGTTATTACATTAAATGTTATTTATCATAAGGACCAAAAAAGAATAACAAGAACAAAAGAGTTTATATTTCCAACAACTTGTGATGTTGATATAAATGAATACATAAAAAAAGTAGAGACGATAATAAATGCCTGAAGTATTTTATAGAAAAAAGTTTAGTTATTATTTAGGGGAACAAAGAGCCATAGATGATATCGTATTAGAATTTATTCCATTTCCAAGTCCTACTCCTACGCCGAACTATTGTATGTCTGGTCTTACAGATTTTACATTATGGTTTTATACTGATTGTTGTGGAACTTATGTATCAGGAACTACTATGGGTTTATCTATCTGTTATGATAATAGATTTGCCAAAGATGGTATTGCTGGACCTTATGGTCCTTGTTCAACAAATTGTATTACGCCAACACCGACCCCTACACCGAGTATTACTCCAAGTGTGACTCCTACCCAAACTCAAACAGAAACCCCAACCAGCACCCCTACAAATACGCCTACGACAACAATAACTGCTACTCCTACTAATACTGGAACTCCAACGGTTACGCCTACCAATACTCAAACGACTACACCGACCGTAACTCCGACTAATACTCCTACAACAACTTTAACTGCTACTCCTACACAAACAGGAACACCTACTACTACGCCTACCAATACTGTTACTCCTACCAATACTGTTACTCCAAGTATTACACCAACATCAACACAGACACCTACACCTAGTGTTACTGCTACACAAACAGCGACACCAACAAAAACCCCAACTAATACTCCGACACCAACAGTAACTCCAACTGTGACTCCAACTAATCCTATATGTGATACACTTAATGTTGCTTGGGACGGAGCACCTGATATGAGTGGTTTTAGTGGAACATATATTCAAGTTAATAATGGAGGTCCTGCTTATCTTAATTATAACTTAACGGGTGGAACAATCTTTAATATAACTTGTTCTACATTAAGTGGTGTAAGTTATACTGCTTGGGTTCAGACAACTGGATATGGATTAATTATTTATAGTCAATTAAATAATCAGTGGTTTATAACTAATCAGTTCGGAGCAAAAACTTGTGGTATAGGACAAAATAGTGTTGTTAGTTCTGATTCTTGGAGTGGTGGATTTACTTATAATGGACAACAATATCCACCTTCAGCAACTGGAGATTTTGGTGCGGCAACAATATCATACCCTGATTGTCCAGGTTATGTAACACCGACACCAACAACTACTAAAACACCGACCCCTACTCCAACAACTACTCCATCATTTGATGCTGATGCTGCGGCTTATTTATCAGCAGTATTACTTACTGGTGGAACATTAAGTCCTACAATATCAGCGGCAACCAATACATTATTCACTCAATTAAAATCAAATAGTTTGTATAATGATATTGATGTTTTATATCTAATGGTTGGTCAAACAGCGGCATCAACAGCATTAAACGCTAAAAGAACAAAGAGTCAATTTGATATTACTTGGAGTAATGTTGCTAACTTAACATTTAATACTTCTGGTGTAACCAATAATAGTAATGGTTATGGAAACACAAACTATAATCCAAGTGTAGAAGCATCAGCAACAAATACATCGTGGGGAATATATCATACCGCAGGTAATATGGGTGGTGAAACATATTCATTTGGAGCAATAAGCACATCTGGTGGTGTTCGTGTAATTAACCATTATTTTGTTGGAGGTAATAATATGACCGTATATGGATATACTAATAGTTTTGTTAGTATGATTGCTACTGCTTCTGCTCAAGGTTCTTGGATAGGAACATTTAATTCATCAAACTTAAAGAATTTAGCAAGAAATGGTGTTAGTTCTACCGCTGTAAGTGCTATTGGAACAGTAGCATTACCAACCGTAACAAATTATCTATTTACCGCTAACTTAAATAATTCTGCTTATAATCCTTTTACAGGAAGGATACAAAGTTTCTTTATAACAAAGTATTTAACACCAGCACAAGTTACAACTTTTGATACTATTATAAACACATTCCAAACATCATTAGGTAGGAACTTTTATTAACAAATATAAATAAAATAATATGGTTCAGATAGAGTCAGGAACATTTAATGAGGTGGTTGCCACTTGTTCAAGAAACAAAACCCTAACAGGTAATGTTACTTACTTGTGGTCAATGACGCACAAATTAACAAAGGAGAATTGGAAGTTTATTCCATTTAGAATTGTCCCTTCAGTTGATTATGCTCCTTCATATGATTTATTTACAATGAATGTTATAGATACCTCACCTGAAGTATTTACAGCATCAACATCTGCTAACACGGTAAATATACACTTGATTCCTGGTCAGTATTTTGTTAAGATATATGAGCAGTGTTCTACTACAAACTTAAACCCTATGTTGTCTTATGATGTGGTATATGAAGGAACAGCAACAGTAAATTACTCTGGCTCACCACAGAATGAAATAGTTTCATATAGCGGAAACACAAATATATTTAAAGTATACAACGGATAATGATTAAAATAGAAAACTTAAAATTCAACAAAGCAACATTATCATCTTTTAGTGAGGTGATAAGTAAGAATGTGCCATTTATTAGTTGGGGTATGGATAACCAATTCGTTAATGAATTATATCTATTAAACGATGCCTCACCAATACAAAACGCTTGTGTTAGAAGCAAGGTAGATAATGCTGTTGGTATGGGATACATTACGGACTATAAGATTAACTTAAAAGAAAATCTTAACGATATATCCAAGAAAATATTCTATGAGTTTATAACGACTGGAAATGTGTTTTTGGAAGTAGTGTGGAAACAGGATAGAAGCCAAGGATTAGCAGGTATGTATTTAATCCCATCAAGATATATCAGGTTACACAAACCCGAAGAAATGGGTGGTGATGTTACCAAATATCTTTATTGTCGTGACTGGGCAAATTGGAGAAAAGCAGGTATGGTTGAGTTCAGTGAGTTCAACCCATTAAACTTTACAGACAGACAGATTATTCATATTAAGAATTATCAATCAGGTTATGATTATTATGGAGTTCCTGATTGGTTATCAGTAATCAACGATGTAAGATTGAACCACGAAATTACTGTTTATAATTTAAGCCATATTCAGAATGGACTTAACCCATCATTATGGGTTCACTTTAATGTTCCTGCTCCTGATTCACAGAACGAACAGAATCAAATCCTTCAAGGAATAGAAAGTCGTTATGCTGGTGCTGAAAATAGTGGTCGTGTTATTGTATCTTATGGTGAGTCAGAACAAAAGCCAGACATTACTCAAATCGCATCAACAGTAGAAACAGGTTATTTTTCAGGGATATTTGAGTTGGTTCAAAAACAGATATTGGCTGGTCATAAAATTATTGATGGTTCGTTAATTGGATTACCAAATCCTGGTGGTTTTACATCATCAGCAGACCAATTGGAAACAACATATAAGTTATTTATGAATACATCAATTAAACCATTACAAAACTTTATCAATAGAGAATTGAAACCAGTTATTCAACTTATCTATCCTGACCAAGAAATAAGTTTAGTGATAGAACAAAACCAAATATTATAATGAATAAGGTATTATTAATTTCGGAGAACACATTAAAAACTTATACTGCGATAAATGAATCTGTTCAGTCAGATGAGTTAAGATTTTGTATATTACAGGCTCAAGCAATATTTCTACAAGAAAGTTTGGGAACAAATTTGTATGAAGAGATGTTGCGTTTGGTTGATACTGGTGATATCTTACAACCAGGTTATGCTATCTATAAGAACTTATTGGATACCTATATTCAACCGATGTTGGTTACTTATTCATATTATCTTGGTATGGATAATTTCTATGTTAAATGGATTTCTGTTGGTTTAGTATCAAACAGAAGTGAGCAAGGTGAAAAGATTGACCATAGAACATTTCAGTATCTTAAATCAAATTCCAAACAACAGGCAGAGTTTAACGACAATTTATTAAGAAGACATTTAATATTTAGAAGTGGATTGTATCCTGAATATACATCAGGTAACTTGAACTCGGGACAATTACCTCCAATCCCTGCGACACCATTCCAATCACCAATTACAGTTCCAACATCAGCATTTGCTTGGAGTAGTAAATGGAGAGCAACTAATGGTAATTGTAATAACGCTATGGGACCGTTATGTGCGGGTAGTCCTTTTCCAACTTGGTATGGTCACACCACAAACTCTTAAATAAGATTGTGCCTCATAAGGAACTGCTCGTGAACACTAAACTCACCTTCAAGTTTGTATCCAAGTAATTTTATTACATCTAATGAAAATTGGGTTTCATCAACTATTCTTCGGTCTCTAACATCACGAGCAATCTTAAATCTATCTGGCTTTCCAAGTTTAACTCCGTTCTTAAAGTTCTTGGCATAGAGGCTTACGCACTCCTTACATTTATTTGAGTATCCATCTCTATGACCTTGCTTCCTATGGAATTCATCAAAATCTTTTTCAATATTACAGGTTCTACATTTTTTCATAAAAAAAGGGTATAGTAATAAATACTACACCCGATTTCTACGAAACACCACACTTATTTTTTTGATTCCAAATGTTCTTGGATAGTATCTAATCTTTTACCAATTTCTGCTGAATATCCCATCTCAACATAATCAACAATTACATTTGTAATTGCTACTAGTTCTTTAAGGGTTAAACATTTACCACAAGTGTGTGACCACTCGTTGATTAATTTCAAACTTGATTGTGCTGCGATTTGTCTTTCTTTTGATTGTGCCATAATTTCTTTTTTATTAAGTATAATCAATTATTTTGATACAATCAAATTATTCTTCATCAAATAAATCAATTTCCCATTCTTCAGCAACAGCCATAAAATCTTCCCAAAGGTTATCACCCATCAAACCAGATGTGGTCCAATTTTCAAGGTAGTCAGTAATACCGTCCCAATTATTTTCAATTTGTTCTACGGTAAAGTTTTCATCAAATCTATCGTTTAAGTGATTACAGATTGTTTCAGGTGTAAATGTGATTGTGTGTTTCATAATTTCTATTTTTTAGACATTAAAGAAATAATTTTAATACAGGCTTCTTCAAGTTGGTTGTTTTTAACACAAGCCAATTCATCTTCTACTGGTTGAGTTGAAAATGATGTGAAGTATCCAAATACCTCTGTAGCATCTTTTGCTCTGTTAGAAGGTTTAAGAACCATAGCGTTGTCTGTTTTAATGTTTTCAATGATAAGTTCCCATACACCATCAAATCCCATATCAAAACCAATCTTGATGTTAGGTGATTTAGAATACTTTTTTGTTAATTTAGAAGCCAAGTCATTTAAGGTTTTACTTCCTTTAATACCATTCGGGGTATTGATTACTGCGTAGTTCATAAGTTTTATTTTTTAAGTGTGTTTACAAAGATACTAATTCTTTTGATACTACCAAATTATTTTGAATTGGTTGTGGTGAGTTTCTATCTCTTTTACCATTAAAAATTGGATAATCTAAAGATTGGATAAGGATATGGGTATCAGGGATATTATATTTATCCGCAAGTTCCCACATCAACTCTTTTATTTGAATTAAAGATAAATGTGATGGTGCTGCCAATTTACCTTTGTGTGATTGTTCCCAAGAGTGTGATTGTTGGAAACTATCAAACATAATGTCTTCATTGTTTTCACTACAATGGAAGGCAAATCTAAAGAAATCACAAGGGGCTTCAGCACGGAAGGTTAAGAACTGAAACTCTGGATTACCACACAATTCTTTTTGTTCTTCAATAATTTCACCATACATAAATGGTTTCAATTTCTCAATCGTAAAATAATCAAAAAAACTTTTGTATTGAAACTTGTAAGGTAATATAGAATATTTTTCACCTTTGTATGTTACAACTACTGATACATCTTGTGGAAGGTTAGAGAAACGATTTACGATGTTTTGGATAATGTCTTGTTTTTTCATAAGTTTTATTTTTTAAGTGTGTTTACAAAGATACTAATAATTTTTTTATCCTACTAATTCTTTTTGAAATTCTTCTAATTCTTCCTGTATTTGTTCCAATATTTCTTTGCCTTGTTCTATCCAATCATCAAATCCTGTTGGTTTATTACCAGTTAAAACATAATAATATGCTTCAGGTCCAAACTCATAATTGAATAAATCGTCCCATTCACCAATAAGGTCTCCCCAATTTTCTCCAAATATTTCTTTTAATATCTCATCATAAATTGGTGAACTATCAGAACTACCTTGATAATCAGATAAACCATTTGTAAGTTCCATAAATTGAGATAATTGTGTGGGGGTAAATGTGTAATTTTCCATAATTTCTATTTTTTAAGTGTGTTTACAAAGATACTAATTATTTTGATACTACCAAATCTTTTTTAATATATTCTAACATTTTTAAGTGGTCTAAAATCATATGGGTTGTCTTATTAGAATCTATTCTATCTACAACAAATCCAAACTTATTAAAAAACTTAACTTGTTTCCATACAGGTGTAGTTTGAAGATTTTGACCTACTCCAACTGAACCAGTTGTTTCAAGAATAATTTTTGGTAATGTATGTGTTTCAATAATAAATTGTCTAATAGACGACATTACTAAAGACATAAGAAATGAACCATAACCTTTACCGTGATTATCAGGAGTAATCCATACACGAGTTATGTCTAATGATTTTGCTCTACTCTTAATACGAAGGTGACTACCATCAGGTAATGATATTGTTGTTGCTTCACTTTCATATGTAAAATCACAGATATTAGATATAAAATTATTTGAATCAATATCAACATATTCAATGTCTTTAGCAATATTATTTAGTTCGTTTTTAATAAACTTGTAAATATCGTTTTGTTGATAAACTTTATTAATCTTTTTGATTTTCATTACAGGTATTCCGTTGATGTTTTTCATAATATCCTTTTTGTTTGTGTCCAACAAAGATACAAATAATTTTGATACCACCAAAAAAAAAGTGAAAAAAGTTTAAAAAGGGGTAAAAAACCCCCTCCAACCCATAAAAAAGAAATAGCAATATACGGTAACAAACCAGTGGGTATGGAAGGGGGTTACAACAAGAACTGTTGTGTCTTATAAATATACAAATAATTCTTTAACGAATAAATCCTATATCTTGTGTTTCCTGTTGAATTGTATGTGGATTGGTATATCAGTATCAAATCTATATCCCATCATCACCAGGAGTTCCTTTGCCATCTTAAAATCGTTTTCTGTGAGGGGGTTTAACTTGAGGTAGTTCATTGAGGGGTCATCATCTTTTTCTTTCTTGTTAAAATGGATTTTACATCTTGAATCTTTTCCAAAGGGACTATTCTTTTTATTGTAGAATTCTGTTTCTGGTCTATGCTTACCACACGAGCGACAGAACAAATACCAATGCCCATCATCACCAATATATCTTCTTGATAGTTGGTCCTCAAATTTACTATTTTTCATATCTATAAATATATTAAAATAGAAATAAATCAAATATTATTTGACTTTTGTGATAAATTAAACTATTTATTATGAACAACAGGACACATTATGAAAGAAAAAAAGAAAGTAATTATTACCGAAAAGGGTAAAACAACAAAGGATTATCTAATAATCAAAGATTGGGAGTTCAATCGTGAGCGTTCAATAGAAAAACAAATAAACAAATATTATAGAATCAAAGAGTAAAATGGCTAGACAAAAATTAACTGAATGTAAAATTCGTAAGATTAAAAAAATGTTATTAAGTGGGGATTATACCAAGAAACAAATTGGAGACATCTATGGAGTTACACCTTCCCACATCTGTAAAATAAATAAGGGGTTAAATGAACCTAATCACCCACACGCTCGTTGGAGTGATATAAACTAATATGAAAAAGAAAAGAATAGGAATAATGATTTACCCTGAAATTTTAGATTCTTTAGAATCACTATCAAACGATGAAATTGGACAGATGTTCAGATTGATTATTAAATGGAATAAGGGTGAAGAGGTAATACCTCAAAGTTCGTTGGAGAAATTTGTATGGGCAACCATCTATCCAAAGTTAGAAGAAAACAAAAACGCATATAATGAAATATGTGAAAAAAGAAGAGATGCTGTTAATAAAAGATGGGATAAAGAAAAGAATACAAATGAATACAAAAGTATTCTTGAGAATAGTAACTCTAACTATAACTATAACTCTAACAATACATCTAAAGATGTATTGGTAGATAAAGGGATTGAACAACAAGAATCCCCTGTCGGTGATTCTGTTGTGTCCAAAGGACTTGAAAGTTTGGAGAGTATTTTCCCTGAAAAGAAAAGGGATATTGGTATCAACGAAATAAATCGTTGGAATACCCTATTACAACCCCAGAAATCAAATGTAATTAAGAAGGCGTCACTTTATATCAGAAGTGAGAAAAAGAACGAAGGAGGGAAGTATATTAAGAAATTGAGTAAATGGTTCAACGAAGAATTTGATAAGGGGATTGCGGAGGAACTATTACCAAAGAAAAAACCTGACTCAAAACAAACATTCAAATATACTGATGGAAATGTTTATTCAATTTTACAAGAAAAACTTGGTTCAACGAAAGAAATTGATTATATTTATCATATCCTAAACACATCAGGATTGAGTAAAGAAGAATTTACCAATACCGTAAAAGAATTAAACTCGGAAGAATTATTAGAACTAGCAAAAAGTTAAAACTATGAATGTATATCAAAAAACTTACAAAGAAGAATTCATCAAAGAATTACCTGTGAATTTTAATAGAATTAAAAATATGGATTTAACATCTATACCTGAACATTTTAGAGCCTTGTTTACGACAGATTGGAATTGGGGTAAACATTCAACTATGAAGATGGAAGACAGAATCTTTTTACAAGAAATATGGAATGATTATAACCGTTGGGATATTCAACGAATGATTGATTCAAAGAAAATAATTATTGAAGAAACTATTGTCGGTTTCATTAAATAATTGTATATTTATTTACAGATTAGCTGAAAAATATTCTGTATGTTTTGTTTGTCTTGAAAGCCCCTACACTGCTCCCGTAGGGGTTTTTATATTTATAGTAAACTACCAATTTACATATCAATTAAAAACCCTTATATTTATATTTTATGAGGGTTTTTTATTTATTAAACTTTGATTAAATGGAACTAAAAGAAAAACTTAACAATTATTTCAAGTTATCAGATGAAGAAAAATATGATGTCTGTGCTGAAATAATAAAAATCTATAAAGAAGATACTCAATTTGATGGATTAAACGAATTGAAATTCATTATAGCAGTTGATATATTAACATACGAACAACAAGAAGAGTTTGAATTAGTTCAAGCCCTGACCGATATAGAAAAAACAATAAAAGAAGTAGAAGAAGAATTAAAAAATGGCAGGCTGTAATTGTAAAGGAAAGAAACAAATAATGAATAACTTAAACTCACCGGACCATATCCAATATGCGAAAGATGTATATGACCGAGTGATTGCTCCAAATACAACACACGAGTTTTCCAATGTTGATAGGGTAGAAATTATTGGTGCCTATTCAACTCTATATCCGGCATCATCAAGTGTTCCAAGTATTGATGACGCGATAAGCAAAATAAAAGAAGGCATTGAACTATTCAATGTAAAATACAATAGAAAATAATGGAAGAAAATAAAAGAGGTCGTGGAAGACCAAAAGTAGAAACAAGATTACCTGAAGGTTGGAGACAAATCATAATTGATTCAGGAAGACAAGGTCGTCATATAACAGATTTTTTAATCATATTAGGTATTAGCACAGATGCTCATTACAAGATGTTAGAAAGAAATAAGGAATACTCATACGCCGTGGGTGAGTATGAAAAATATTGTGAGCAGTATTGGTTCAATATGGCATACTCTTCAATGTCCTCAAATGGTGGAGCACAATTCAATTCAAGATTGTGGTCGTTAATTGTTCGTAATAAGTTTCCTAAACATTGGAGTGAATCAACAAAGGTTGATGTTACAACTCAAGGTGATAAGATTGGTGATGATAAACAAATCACTATTGAAATTGTAAAACCAAAAGATAATGGCGAAAACTAAAACATTAAAAACAGGTAGAACATCTTTTGGTAAAAAGAAAAAAGGGGTTCATACAAAGAAGGTAAATAAAAGAACACCACTTACAAACAAATACAGAGGACAAGGTAGATGAAAAGAACAATAGCAAAAAATACATTATCATTTACGACATCAAAAACTATGATGTATTTAAGAACCCCAACTGATATATGGGAATCAATATCAAAAGAGTTTAATTTTACATTAGATGCTTGTGCTTCAGATGAGAACCATTTGTTAGAAAAATATTACACAAAAGATAATAGTTGTTTAGATAAAGATTGGACTGGAGAAGTAGTTTATTGCCACCCTCTATTTGATATTTACATCGGCAAGTTTGCTGAAAAGTGTTATAAAGAAATGATAGAACACGATGTTACATCTGTTATGTTAATTCCATCATCAACTCACACAAGATATTTTCACAAATACATTTATAAAAAACCAAATGTGGAAATTAGATTTTTGGAGAAACCTGTTAAGGGTTTTAGATTTTTACACGATGGGGGTATTGAAGATGACCCAACAAAAATAGGATACATAAAACCACTAATGCTGGTAATTTTTAATAAAAAATAATATGAATGAACATACAAACAACAATAGTATTTGAGGAATTATTAAAGTCAGATGAACTTGGAAAACGAATTGTTGTTGCTGTTGGTGGTTCAAGGTCAGGCAAGACCTTTAACATTTTAATCTATTGGATTAGTAAATTACTACAAGAGAACAACAAAACTCTAACCATCGTCAGGAAAACATTACCAGCACTTAAGAATTCTGTATTGAAGGACTTGATGGTTGTGTTGGAAATGTTCGGTCAATATGACCCCAACAAATGGCACAAACAAGAGGGGTATTATGAACTTGGAACAAATATTATAAATTGGATAAGTGTTGATGAACCACAAAAGTTAAGAGGTAGT